CGAGAGCGGAAGATCGACGTGGCGCTGTCGAACAGCTTTGGCTTCGGCGGCACCAATGCGAGCCTCGTCCTGGGGCGGTGGGTCGGCTGATGGCGCGGGCGCTCGCCTCGAACGCGTTGACCTTGCTGATCCCGCTGCTGCTGGCGTTCGCCGGGATCCTTGCCTGGGGGCAGGCGCAGTATAGGGGCCCCGGCCCGCTGGCGCAGGCGATCTGCGTCGAAGTGGCGCCGGGCTCGACGATGTCGCAGGTTTCCCGGCAGCTGGCCGAGCAGGGCGCGATATCGAACCCGATGCTGTTCCGGCTGGGGGCCGACTATACCGAGCGGTCGGGCCTGCTGAAAGCTGGCAGCTTCATGGTGGAGCCGGGCGCCTCGATGGAGGAGATCGTCGCTGCCATTACCGAGAGCGGGCGGAGCACCTGCGGGACAGAGGTGAACTTTCGGATCGGGGTAACGTCGGCCGAGGTACTGGTGCGCGAACTCGACCCGGCGACGCAGACCTTCGAGGAGGTCGTCCGGTTCATGCCCGCCGATGAGGAGCCGCCCGCGGCCTACCTCGCCGAGCTGGAGCAGCCCGGCACGCGGTTCCGCGTGACGCTGGCCGAGGGGGTGACGAGCTGGCAGGTGGTGGAGAGCCTGCGCGCGCTCGATCTCTTGAGCGGGGGTGTCGAGGATATCCCGGCCGAGGGCAGCCTCGCGCCCGACAGCTACGAGGTGCGCCCGGGCGACGACAAGGCGGCGCTGATCGCCGAGATGCAGGCGCGGCAGGAGCGTATCCTGTCCGATCTGTGGGCGGCCCGGCAGGAAGGGTTGCCGCTCGAGAGCCCGGAGGAGGCGCTGATCCTTGCGTCGATCGTCGAGAAGGAGACGGCCCAGCCCGAGGAGCGGCCGCTTGTGGCGAGCGTCTTCGTCAACCGTCTGCGCGACGGGATGCGGCTGCAGACCGACCCGACGGTGATCTACGGCGTGACGGAAGGGCGGGGCACGCTGGGGCGTGGCCTTCGGCAAAGCGAATTGCGCGCCGCGACGCCGTGGAATACCTATGTCATCGAGGGGTTGCCGCCGACTCCGATCGCCAACCCGGGGCGCGAAAGCATCGCCGCGACGCTCAACCCGGTGGAGAGCGATTACATCTTCTTCGTGGCGGACGGCACGGGGGGGCACGCCTTCGCCGTAACGCTGGCCGAGCATAACGAGAACGTCGCGCGGTGGCGGGCCATCGAGGCGGAGCGGCGCGAGGCCGCCGGGGAATGATCGGTAAGCAGGGGATCACCGGGGCGCGCGGTGCCGCCGTGCACAACCCTCGATTTAGCACTTGACTTTGCGAACGCTCTCCGGTAGACAAGTGGCATGATGGGAAAACTAGGCGGGCGGCCACCTCAAGGTGAGCCGCCTTTGTCGTTTCGGGTCGCCCCCTGACGGGTGGGCCGAACGCTGCGCCTCTTTCTCTTTCGCACCGGGCAGCCGTGGGTGGCGGGGCCGGCGCGATCTTTCCGGCAGAGGGACCTTTGGAGGCGCGAGGGCGGATGTCGTCGCGGCGGGACGAGGGGGCGGGATGGCGGATTGCGACCGCGATGAGTCTGTGCGGCGCGCCGAGGCCGACATGAATGCGGCGCGCGACGTGTTCGAGACGTTTCGGGACGATCTGGCGGCCCTGCTGGCCGAGGTGCGGGCGGGCCGGACGGCGCGGGCGAAGAAGCTCGTTCCGATCGTAACCGAGCTCGCCAAGGCGGTGGCGCGGCTGGCCGACGAAGAGGGGAAGCTGCATGGCGCCAGACGCGGGCGGGACCGGGCCGGAGCCGACGGCGACCTTTCGCAGCTCTCGCTCGATCTCGACGCCGCGCGAAGCGAGGTGTGCCGCCGCCTGGCTCGCCTCCGGGCCGCCGGATCGTGAGCGCGCCTTTCTCGAGGGATTGTCCGACACCGCGGTGACGGCGCTGCCCTGGCTTTTCGAGGTCTGGGCGCTGCCGCACCAGCTGCCGCCGGCGGGGGATTGGCGGACTTGGGTGGTGCTGGGGGGGCGCGGCGCCGGCAAGACGCGAGCGGGCGCCGAATGGGTGCGGCGGATGGTCGAGGGCGGCACTCCCGAGGCGCCCGGCGCGGCGCGCCGGGTCGCGCTGGTGGGCGAGACGCTGGACCAGGCGCGCGACGTGATGGTGTTCGGCGAGAGCGGCATCATCGCCTGCACGCCGCCCGACCGGCGGCCGCGCTGGCAGGCCACGCGGCGGCGGCTGGAATGGCCGAACGGGGCGCAGGCGCAGATCTTTTCGGCGCGCGATGCCGAGAGCCTGCGGGGGCCGCAATTCGACGCCGCCTGGGCCGACGAGCTGGCGAAATGGCCGAAGCCCGAGGCGGCGTGGGACATGCTGCAGTTCGCGCTGCGCCTGGGCGAGGCCCCGCGCGCCTGCGTGACCACGACGCCGCGCAACGTGGTGGCGCTGAAGCGGCTGGTGCACCTGCCCTCGTCGGTGGTGACCCATGCGCCGACCGAGGCGAACCGGGCGCACCTTGCGGACTCGTTCCTGCAGGAGGTGCGGGCGCGCTACGGGGGCACGCGGCTGGGCCGGCAGGAGCTCGACGGCGAATTGCTCAACGAGGCGGAGGGGGCGCTCTGGTCACTGGCGACGCTGGAGGCGGCGGCGATGCGCGAGACGCCGGAGCTCGACCGGATCGTGGTGGCGGTGGACCCGCCGGCGACCGGCAGGACGGCGTCGGACCTGTGCGGCATCGTCGTGGCAGGGGTGAAGATGGAGGGCCCGCCGCGCGACTGGGTGGGGTGGGTGCTGGAGGATCTGAGCATCGCCGGCGCGTCGCCCTCGGCCTGGGCGCACCGGGCGGTGGCCGCGATGGACCGGTGGCATGCCGACCGGCTGGTGGCAGAGGTTAACCAGGGCGGCGACATGGTCAAGCAGGTGCTCGACCAGTTCGACCCGACGCTGCCCTACCGCGCGGTCCATGCCACGCGGTCGAAGGCGATGCGGGCCGAGCCGGTGGCGGCGCTCTACGAGCAGGGGCGGGTCAAGCATCTGCCGGGACTGGGCGAGCTGGAAGACCAGATGTGTCGGATGACCCTGCAGGGATACGAGGGACAGGGCAGCCCCGACCGGCTCGATGCGCTCGTCTGGGCTCTGACGGAGCTGATGATCCTGCCGGTGCGTCGGATGCGCGATCCCGGCATCCGGACGCTCGCCCGGTGAAAGGCGACTGACGGACAATCGAGGCGAAGGCGGAGCGGAGCGCGGCCCGAGGGCGCGCCTCCTCCCCTTCCGGACCGCCCCCTGCCGAGCCCGGCAGGGGGCCGGGTGGCGTGCGCCTTGCGGCGACCGAGGCCGGCGGGCCGGCGACGAAGGAGAGAGCGAATGGGATGGAGCTTGCCTTGGCGCCGCGCGGCGCCGGACGGGGACAAGACGGAGCCGGGCGCCCCGGAGGCCGGCACGGCGCCGCCGGTGCCGGTGCGGGCGGTGCCCTACCGGGGCCGCAAGGCCTCGGCGACGGGGGCGGTCGCGGCGGCGGCAGCGGGCGCGGGGCGGCCGGTCTGGTCGGCGCGCGACGTGGCGACGCTGACTCGCGCTGGCTTCGTCGGCAATCCGGTGGGCTTCCGCGCGGTGAAGCTGGTGGCCGAGGCGGCGGCGGCGCTTCCGCTCGTCTGCCAGGACAGGACGGCGCGCTACGAGACGCACCCGGTGCTCGATCTGATACGGTGGCCGAACGCCGGCCAGGGGTGCGCGGAACTGCTCGAGGCACTCTTCGCTCAGCTCCTCCTGACCGGCGACGGCTATGTCGAGGCCGTCGGCTCCGGGGGGCTGCCGGTAGAGCTGCACGTCCTGCGCTCGGACCGGATGACCGCGGTGCCGGGAGCCGATGGCTGGCCAGTGGCCTACGATTACACGGTGGGCACGAAGACGCACCGATTTCCCATGACGGGCGACGTACCGCCGATCTGTCACCTGCGCAGCTTTCACCCGCAGGACGACCATTACGGGCTCTCGCCCCTGTGCGCCGCCGCGCAGGCGGTCGATGTGCATAACGCAGCCTCGCGCTGGTCGAAGGCGCTGCTCGACAACGCCGCGCGCCCCTCGGGTGCGATCGTCTACAACGGCGAAGACGGGGCGGGCACGCTGACGCCCGAGCAGTACGACCGGCTGCTCGCCGAGATGGAGCAGCACCACCAGGGCGCGCGCAATGCCGGGCGGCCCATGCTGCTGGAAGGCGGGCTCGACTGGAAGCCGATGGGCTTCTCGCCGTCGGACATGGAGTTTCAGAAGACCAAGGAGGCGGCGGCGCGGGAGATCGCCACCGCCTTCGGAGTGCCGCCGATGCTGCTCGGTATTCCCGGCGACGCCACCTATGCCAACTACCAGGAGGCCAACCGCGCCTTCTATCGCCTGACCGTGCTGCCGCTGGCGTCTCGCGCGATGGCGGCTCTGTCGGCATGGTTGGGGCGCTTCGCCCCTGGGCAGGCCGTGGAACTGAAGCCCGATCTAGACCAGGTGCCCGCGCTCGGACCCGAGCGCGAGGCGGCGTGGCGGCGGATCGGCGAGGCCGACTTTCTGACGGACGCGGAGAAGCGGGCGCTCTTGGGGCTGCCGGCGCAGATTGAAAGGGACGGATGATGACGACCGCGATTGGCCCGGGCGAGACCGGGCTGGAGGTGAAATTCTGCCAGACAAAGGCAGGTCTGTCGCTCGTCGACGGCATGAAGGTAGAGGGCTATGCCTCGCTGTTCGGCCAGCCCGACCGAAGTGGCGACGTTGTCCAGCCCGGCGCCTATGCCGCCTCGCTCGCGCAGCTCAAGCGCGAGGGGCGCAAGGTGAAGATGCTGTGGCAGCACGACCCCGGCCAGCCCATCGGCGTCTGGGACGAGGTGCGAGAGGATCGGCGCGGCCTGTTCGTGCGCGGGCGCCTGTTGCGCGATGTGGCGCGGGGCCGCGAGGCGGCTGCGCTGGTCGAGGCGGGCGCGATCGACGGGCTTTCGATCGGCTACCGCACGAAGCGGGCAGAGCGCGACCGCGCCGGGGGGCGCCTGCTGCACGAGATCGAGCTCTGGGAGGTGTCGCTGGTGACCTTTCCGATGCTCGCCGAGGCACGGGTCGGGCGCAAGGAAGAAGACCCCTGCGAGGATCCGCTGCACGACCTGGTCGCGGCGATCGAGTCCGTTCGCCAGGAGATGGGCGCGGGCTGATGCGGCCCGGAGACCGACCAACCGGACAACCACGACAATCGAGGAACCGATGAGCACGACCGACAGACCGGACGGGCGCGGGCCCGGTGCGCCCGAGACCAAGGGGGCCGGCGCCCCCGACCTGCGCGCGGCGCTGACGGGCTTTCTGAGCGACTTCAGGTCGTTCCGGGCCGAAACGCTGAAGAAGATCGACACACAGGAAGAACGACTGACCATGCTGGACCGCAAGACCGCGCCGCTGGGGCGCCCCGCCCTCGCCGCGCCCGAGCACGACGACCTCGCCGCGCCGCACGTCAAGGCATTCGAGGCCTACCTGCGCTCGGGAGATGACGACGCGCTGCGTGGGCTCGACTACGAGGCGAAGGCCATGTCGACGGCGGTGGCCGGCGACGGCGGCTACCTCGTCGACCCGGTGACCTCCGAGACGATCCGCTCGGTGCTCGACAGCACCGCCTCGATCCGCGCCATCGCAAACGTCGTCAACGTCGAGGCCGGCGCCTACGACGTGCTGGTCGACCGCGGCACCCTCGAGACCGGGTGGGCCGACGAGGCGGCGGCGCAGACCGAGACGGGCACGCCGACGATCGAGCGCATCTCGATCCCGCTGCACGAGCTCTCGGCGATGCCCAAGGCCAGCCAGCGGCTGCTTGACGACAGCGCCTTCGACATCGACGCTTGGCTTGCGACGCGCATCGCAGAGAAGTTCGCCCGGGCCGAGGCGGCGGCCTTCATCAACGGCACCGGCTCAGGGCGGCCACGCGGCTTTCTCAACCACACCATCGCCGACAACGAGACGTGGGCCTGGGGCGAGATCGGCTATGTCCCCTCGGGGGCCGATGGCGATTTCGGCTCTGCCGATGCGCTGATCGACCTGGTGTATGCCCTCGGCGCCACCTACCGCGCCAATGCGGCCTTCGTGATGAACTCCAAGACGGCCGGTGCGGTGCGCCGGCTGAAGGACAACGATGGCCGGTTCCTGTGGGCCGACGGGCTTGCGGCCGGCGAGCCGGCGCGCCTGCTGGGCTACCCCGTGCTGATCGCCGAGGACATGCCCGAGATCGCGACGAACGCGCCGGCAATCGCCTTCGGCGATTTCCACGCGGGCTATACGGTGGCCGAGCGCCCCGACATCCGTGTACTGCGGGATCCCTTCTCGGCCAAGCCGAACGTGCTGTTTTACGCCACCAAGCGCGTGGGCGGCGATGTGACCGATTTCGCCGCGATCAAGGTGCTGCGCTTCTCGGCGACCTGATCTCTCCGGGGCGCGGGGGCAGTCTCGCCTCCGCGCCCGACGACGATGCGAGCGGAGAGATGGGATGATGCTGACCGAAGTGACGGCGGTGCCCACGCAGGCGCTGCCGGTATTGCAGTTCCGTGACCATCTGCGACTGGGCACGGGATTTGCCGATGACGGGTTCGAGGACGCGCTCCTCGAGACGTATCTGCGCGCGGCCATCGCGGCCGTCGAGGCGTGGACCGGCAAGGCGCTGCTGGCGCGGGACTTCGCGCTGGAGGTGCAGGACTGGACGGGTCCGGAGACGCAGACCTTTCCGGTGGCGCCTGTGAGCGCCGTTGGTTCGGTCGTTCTGGTGGCGGCTGACGGGGCGCCGGAAACGGTCGACCCGGCACGCTACCGGCTGGTCGAGGACACGCATGTGCCGGAACTCAGGGGCGCGACGGGCTGCCTGCCGACGATCCCCTTCGGCGGGCGGGCGCGCATGGCCTTCACCGCGGGGTTCGGCGCCGACTGGGGCCTGGTGCCGCAGGATCTCGCCCACGCGGTGCTGATGCTCGCGGCCTACTACTATGAGTATCGCCACGAGGCGCGGATCGGGGCCGAGCGCATTCCCTACGGCGTCTCGCGGCTGATCTCGTCGTGGCGCGTGGTGCGGCTCGGCCGGGGGGCGACGCGATGAGCGCGCCGCAGCCCGTGCTGAACAGCCGCCTCGTGCTTGAAGCGCGGTGGCGCCAACCGGATGGCGCGGGCGGCTATGTCGAGACCTGGGAGGCTCTGGGCGTCCACTGGGCCGAGGTGAAACCGCGGCGGGGGCGGGCGATGGAGAGCGATGCGCTGCCGAAGGCGGTCATCCCTGTCGATATCGTGGTGCGCGCGATGGCTCCCGGCCGGCCCGGCCGCCCGCAGGCTGACCAGCGTTTCCGAGAGGGGACGCGCACGTGGCGGATCGAGGCGGTGACCGAGGCCGATCAAGGGGCGCACTTTCTGGTTTGCGCGGCGCGGGAGGAGGAGGTCAGCCCATGAGCTATGGGGCGGCGGCCGCGCTTCAGGCGGCAATCCACCAGACTCTGGTGGCGGACCCGGTGGTGCAGGCGCTTGCGGGTGGGCGAATCTACGATGCCGCGCCTGTGGGCGCAGTGCCCGATCTCTACGTCATGCTCGGGCCGGAGGATGCCCGCGACCGGGGCGACTTCACCGGCCATGCCGCGCGTCACGACTTCACCGTGAGCGTGGTGGCCGACACGGGCGGCTTCCACCGCGCCAAGGAGATCGCGGCAGCGATCTCGGACGCGCTGGTGGATGCGCGCCCGGACCTCGCGCGCGGCCGGGTGGTACGGATGGACTTCGTGCGGGCGGTGGCCCGCCGGGTCGGGCGGGCAGCGCGGCGTCGCATCGACATGCGCTTCGCCGCGCTGGTGGCCGAGGACTGAACCTCGGGCGCACGTTTCCCGAAACACGAACAGGAAGGAGGTGGGCCATGGGAGCTCAATCCGGCAAGGATCTGTTGATCAAGATCGAGGCGTCGGGCAGCGGCGCCTTCGAGACCCTGGCAGGCCTGCGCGCGACGCGGCTCAGCCTCAACGCGCAGACGGTCGACGTGACCACGCTCGACAGCCCGGGCGGATGGCGCGAACTGCTCGTCGGCGCTGGCGTGCGGAGCGCGTCGCTCTCGGGATCGGGCGTGTTCAAGGACTCGGCGAGTGATGCGCGGGCGCGGGAGGTCTTCTTCGGGCAGCAGGCGCCGGTCTTCCAGGTGATCGTGCCCGATTTCGGCACGATCGAGGGGCCGTTCCAGATCGCGGCCATCGAGTATGCAGGCGATTACGACGGCGAGGCCACCTATGAGGTGAGCATGGCCTCGGCCGGAGCGATCACCTTCACCGAGGCCTGAACCATGGCGAATCCGTGGGCAGGGGAGGTTGCGGTCGTCGTCGACGGCGAGCGGCGGGTGGCGAAGCTGACGCTCGGCGCGTTGGCAGAGCTCGAGGCGGAGCTCGCCTGCGGGAGCCTCGTCGAGGTGATCGACCGATTCGAGCAGGGCCGCCACAGCGCGCGCGACGTGCAGGCGGTGCTCGTGGCTGGACTGCGCGGCGGCGGCTGGGACGTGACGGCGGCACAGCTGATCTCGGCCGATATCGCGGGTGGGCCGCTCTCGGCGGGCGCGGTGGCGGCGGAGCTGCTGGTGCGCGCCTTCGCCCTGCCGGAGCAGTGACGGCATGGACTGGCCGGGGCTGATGCGGCTGGGGCTAGGCGAACTGCGGCTGGCCCCGGCCGCCTTCTGGGCTTTGACGCCCGTGGAACTCTTGATTCTGGCGGGGCGCGATGGGGGCACGGCGCCGATGGCGCGGGCGAATCTCGACGCGCTCGCCGCCCGCTATCCCGACGAGACAGGAGGACGACATGGCCGATGAGGCAGAGCGCGGTGACGCGCTCGAGACGCAGCTCGAGCAGTTGGAGGAGCGGCTGGGTGGCGCGGGCGCCATGGTCGAGCGCTTCGACGCCGAACTCGCGCGGATGACGTCGAGCATGAGCCGGGCCCAGGCAAGCGCGAGCACGCTGTCGAACTCGATCAGCCGCGGTCTCAGGCGGGCCTTCGACGGGCTTGTTTTCGACGGCAAGTCGGCTGCGGACGCGCTGCGCACCGTCTCCACTTCGATCGCGAACGCGACCTATTCGGCGGCGCTGCGCCCGATCACGAAGCAGCTCGGCGGGCTGGTCGGGCACGGGCTGGCGCAGATCGGGGCTGTGGGCTTCGCCGATGGCGGCGTGTTCGCCGGAGGGCGGGCGACGCCGGGGGCCGGGGCGCGCGTGCGCGCCTTCGCACGGGGCGGCGTCGTCTCGGGCCCGACCACCTTCCCGATGCGGGGCGGCACCGGGCTGATGGGCGAGGCGGGGCCCGAGGCGATCCTGCCGCTCGAACGGGGGCCCGACGGGCGGCTCGGCGTGCAGGCCGGAGGCGGGGCACGGCCCGTGCAGGTGGTGATGAACGTGAGCACGCCCGACGTCGAGGGATTCCGCCGCTCGGGCGGGCAGATCGCCGCACAGGTGGGCCGGGCGCTCGCCCGCGGCCAGCGGAACAGGTGAGGAGGGCAGTATGGCCTTTCACGAGGTACGGTTCCCCGCTTCGCTCAGCTTCGGCTCGAGCGGCGGACCGGAGCGGCGGACCGAGATCGTCACGCTGAGCAACGGTTTCGAGGAGCGCAACACGCCGTGGGAGGCTTCGCGGCGGCGCTACGATGCGGGGCTCGGCATGCGCTCGATGGACGATATCGACGCGCTCATCGCCTTCTTCGAGGCGCGGCGGGGGCCGCTGCACGGCTTTCGCTGGAAGGACTGGGGGGACTGGCGATCCTGCGCGCCGTCTGCCGAGATCGCCGCGACCGACCAGTGGATCGGCACCGGAGGCGGCGTGCGCGAGACCTTCGATCTGCTCAAGACCTATGTATCGGGACCGGAAAACTGGGTGCGCCGGATCGCCAAGCCGGTGGCGGGCACCGTGCGCGTGGCGGTCGACGGGGTGGAACAGGCGGAGGGCGTCGACTGGACGCTCGATGCCGCGACGGGTGTCGTGACCTTCGCCGTGCCGCCCGGGCCGGGAACGGGGGTGACCGCCGGCTTCGAGTTCGACGTTCCGGTGCGGTTCGACACGGATCGGCTCGACATCTCGTATTCCGGCGTTGCCGCAGGCGAGGTGCCGAGCGTGCCGGTTGTGGAGATCCGGACATGAGCGGGGGGCGCGAGGCACTGCTCGCCCAACTGGGCACCGGCGCGACGTCGACCTGCCGCGCCTGGGCCCTGGAGCGGAAAGACGGCGTGCGGCTGGGTTTCACCGACCATGACCGGGCTCTGGCGTTCGACGGATGGGAGTTCCGTGCCGAGACCGGCATGAGCGCGGGCGCGCTGATGCAGACAACGGGTCTCGCGATCGACAACGTCGAGGCGGCGGGCGCGCTGTCTTCTTCGGCGATCACGGAGATCGACATCGCGGCCGGGCGATACGACGGGGCCAAGGTGACGTGCTGGCTGGTCGACTGGACCGACGTGGCGCGACGGATGGTGCTGTTTCGCGGCAGTCTGGGCGAGGTGACGTGGGGCACGGGCGCCTTCCGCGCCGACCTGCGCGGGCTCACCGAAGAGCTGAACCAGCCCCGCGGCCACGTCTACCAACGGATCTGCGGGGCGGTGCTGGGCGACGGGGGCTGCGGCGTCGATCTCGACGACCCCGCCTATTCGGCCGAGGTGGCCGTCGAGGACGTCGATGGCAGCCGCAAGTTCCGCTTCACCTCGCTGCATGGCTTTGCGGAGGGGTGGTTCGCCCGCGGGCGGCTGCGCGTGCTGACGGGGGCGGCTGCGGGCCTTGTCGGTCAGGTGCGCGACGATTGGCTCGGGGCCTCCGACCGGACGCTCGAACTCTGGCAGGATTTGCGCGCGCCGGTTTCCGTGGGCGATACGGTGCACGTCGAGGCGGGATGCGACAAGGCGCTGGAGACGTGTCGGGGCAAGTTCGGAAACGTCGTCAACTTCCGTGGCTTTCCCTACATCCCCGGCGACGACTGGGTGACAGTCTACCCGCAACGCGCGGGCCTGAACGACGGCGGCAGCTATCGCCCCCGCACGCGAGACCTGACATGAGCGGGGCGGAGGTGGTCGCGGCTGCGCGGCACTGGCTCGGCACGCCCTACCGGCACCAGGCCTCGCGCCGCGGCGCGGGCTGCGATTGCCTCGGCCTCGTGCGGGGGGTGTGGCGCGCGCTCTACGGACGCGAGCCGCAGGCCATCCCACCCTACAGCCCGGACTGGGGCGAGCCACAGGGCCGCGAGGTGCTGTGGGAGGCGGCGCGGCGCCATTTGCGGATGCGGGGCGCGGCCCAGCCAGGCGCGGCGGGCGACCTGCTGTTGTTCCGCATGCGGGCGCGCGGGGTGGCCAAGCACATTGGCATCGCGGCCGAGGGGCCTTCTGGGCCGACCTTCATCCACGCCATGAGCGGGCGCGGGGTGGTTGAGAGCGCGCTCTCCGCCCCTTGGGCGCGGCGCGTCGTGGCGCGGTTCGTCTTTCCCGATACTGACACGCACACGCGAGGCTGAGGCATGGCGACGATCCTTCTTTCGGCGGCTGGCGCGGCGATCGGCGGGGCTGTGGGCGGCTCTGTGCTGGGCCTTTCCTCGGTCGTGATCGGGCGCGCGATCGGCGCGACGGTCGGCCGGGTCATCGACCAGCGGCTGATGGGGGCGGGCAGCGACGTCGTCGAGATAGGCAAGCTTTCGCGCTATCGGGTGACGGGAGCGAGCGAGGGCACGGCGATGGCCCGCACCTACGCCCGCACGCGCGTGGGCGGGCAGGTGATCTGGTCGACCCGGTTCAAGGAGCGGGTGCGCAAGGAGGACGTGGGGGGCAAGGGCGGCGGTGGCGCAACGACCAAGACCTATTCCTACTCGGTCAGTCTCGCCGTCGCGCTGGGGGAGGGGCCGATCCTGCGGGTGGGCCGCGTCTGGGCCGACGGGATCGAGATCGGGCGCGACGAGCTCGACATGCGGATCTATCCCGGCGACGCGGACCAGCTGCCCGACCCGCTGATCGAGGCGGTGGAAGGGGCAGGCAACGCGCCCGCCCATCGCGGTACCGCTTATGTGGTGATCGAGGGACTGGAGCTCGGGCCATTCGGCAACCGGGTGCCGCAGCTGTCGTTCGAGGTGGTGCGCCCGACCGACGAGGACGTGGTGCCGGAGGATACGCGGAGCCTTTCCAGCATGATCCGCGGCGTGGCGCTGGTGCCCGGCTCGGGTGAATACGTGCTCGAGCCCGAGCGGGTGACGCGCACGACCGAGCCAGGCAGGACGGAGGCGCTGAATCACAACGCGCCGGGGCTCGAGGCCGATTTCCGCGTGGCGATGCGTCAGCTCGAGGAGGAGTTGCCTCTCGCGGAGTCGGTGACGATGGTCGTCTGCTGGTTCGGAGACGACCTGCGCTGCGGGGAGTGCACGCTGCGCCCCAAGGCCGAGCAGACCGAGATCGATGCCGACAACCTGCCGTGGTACGTGAGCGGCGTGGCGCGCGAGGACGCACAGGTTGTGCCGCTCGTCGATGGACGGCCCCTTTATGGCGGCACGCCGACCGACCAGTCGGTGATCGCCGCCATCGAGGAGATGCGGGCAGCCGGCAAGCATGTCGTCTTCTACCCGTTCATCCTGATGGATCAGATGACGGGCAACACGCTGCCCGATCCGTGGACGGGCGATGTGGGGCAGGCGCCCCTGCCGTGGCGGGGCCGGATCACCACGGCGCTTGCGCCCGGACTGCCCGGCACGCCCGACCGCACGGCGGCGGCCGAAGCGGAAGTGGCGGACTTCTTCGGCAGCGCGCAGCCGGGCGATTTCGAGGAGGTCGAGGTCGCACCGCCTGCGCCAGAGGAAAGCGGGGGCGAGGGGCAGGACACTGTGCGGATCGTGACGCCCGCCTCGTCAGCGCCGCCGCGCCCGGCCGTCGCCTACACCGGGCCGCAGGACTGGGGCTACCGGCGGTTCATCCTGCATTACGCCCATGTCTGCAAGGCGGCGGGCGGCGTCGACGCCTTTTGCATCGGCTCGGAGATGCGCGCGCTGACGCAGATCCGCGCGGCCGGCGACAGCTTTCCGGCCGTCGCCGCGATGCGGACACTGGCGCAGGAGGTGCGCGACATCCTGGGGCCAGACTGCAAGATCGGCTACGCGGCCGACTGGTCGGAATATTTCGGCTACCAGCCGGCGGACGGGTCGGGCGACGTCTACTTCCATCTAGACGCGCTCTGGGGCGACCCGGCGATCGATTTCGTGGGGATCGACAACTACATGCCGCTGTCGGACTGGCGCGAGGGGCTGGAGCATCTCGACTCGCAGGACGGCACCTCGGCCATCTACGACATCGCCTATCTCAAGAGGGGCGTTGCAGGCGGCGAGGGCTACGACTGGTACTACCCCGACAAGGCGGCGCGCGACGCGCAGCACCGGCTGCCGATCGAGGACGGTGCCCATGGCGAGCCCTGGATCTACCGCTACAAGGATCTCCGCAGCTGGTGGGAGAATGCCCATCACGAGCGGCGGGGCGGCGTGCGGCAGGCCCAGGCAACCGAATGGGTGCCGATGTCGAAACCGATCTGGTTCACCGAGTTCGGCTGTGCCGCGGTCGACAAGGCGACCAACCAGCCCAACAAGTTCATCGACCCCAAGTCGTCGGAATCGCGGCTGCCGTGGTACTCGACGGGCCAGCGCGACGAGCTGATCCAGCAGCAATACCTTCGCGCGGTGATCTCCTACTGGGAGGACCCGGCGAACAACCCGGTCAGCCCGGTCTATGGCGGGCCGATGCTCGACATGGGTCGCGCGCATGTCTGGGCGTGGGACACGCGGCCCTTCCCCCAGTTTCCCAACCGGCTCGACCTGTGGTCAGACGGCGAGAACTATGCCCGCGGACACTGGCTGAACGGACGAACCTCGCACGAGTCGCTTGCCGCAGTCATTTACGACATCTGCCACCGCGCGGGGGTGACCGGAGTTGACGTGGCGCAGGTCTACGGCCTCGTGCGCGGCTACGAGGCGGACATGGGCGGGGGCGCGCGGGGGGCGCTGCAGCCGCTGCTGCTCGCCTACGGTGTCAACGCGGCCGAGCGCGAGGGCAATCTACGCTACACGATGCGGACGGGGCGGAGCTCGACGGCGCTCTCGACGGGCGTTCTGGCCGTGCGTCCCGAGGTCGACGGCGATCTCGAGATGTCGCGCGCGCCGGCGGGCGAGAGCCCGGGACGGGTGCGGCTGGCCTTCGTGCGAGCAGGAGGCGATTTCGAGACGGCGGCGACCGAGGCGGCGTTTCCGGGCGAGGAATCGAAGACGCCGGCGGCAAGCGAGATGCCGCTGGTGCTGGGCGAGGCCGAGGCGCAGGGCATGGCCGAGCGCTGGCTGGCCGAGGGTCGGGTGGCGCGCGACGAGGCGGGCTTTGCGCTGCCGCCCTCGGCGCTTGGTCTCGGCGCGGGCGACGTCGTGACGCTCGAGGGCGCGAACTGGCGGATCGACCGGGTGGAGATGGGCGCCGGCCAACTCGTCGAGGCCGTGCGGGTCGAGCCCGGCTCGTACGAGACGGCGCCGGCCGAGGAGGCGCCCGCGCCGTCGCGCCCGGTCGTGCCGCCAGTGCCGGTGGCGCCGGTCTTCCTCGATCTGCCGTTGATGACAGGGGCGGAGGTGCCGCATGCGCCGCACCTTGCCGTCGCGGCGGAGCCCTGGCCCGGTCCGGTTGCAGTGCTGAGCGCGGCGTCGGACGCGGGCTATGCGCTCGACCGGCTGGTGGGTGCATCGGCCACGCTGGGGCGGACGCTCGATGCGATGCCCGCTGCGCGCCCGGGCCGGTGGGACAGGGGCGCGCCGGTGCGGGTGCGGATGGCGACCGGCGGGGCGCTCGCCTCGGTCGACGTCGCGGCCCTTCTGGCCGGCGCCAACCTGTTCGCCATCGGCTCTGGCGGGCCGTCCGGGTGGGAGCTGTTCCAGGCCGCGCAGGCGGACCTCGTCGACGACGATACCTGGGCGCTGTCGCTGCGGCTGCGCGGCCAGCTCGGAACGGAGGCCGACATGGCGCCGGCTTGGCCGTCGGGCGCGCGCGTCGTCGTCGTCGACCCGACACTCGTGCAGATCGGCCTGCCGGCTTCGGCCCGCGGGCTCGAGCGGCACTTCCGGATCGGGTCGGCGGGGCTGCCGCTCGAAGACCCTGCAATCCTGCAGCTTGTCGCGGCCTTCGAGGGCGTGGGGCTGAGGCCCTATGCGCCGGCGCATCTGCGGATCGTGGAACGCGGGGATGGCGGGCTCGCCCTCACGTGGGTCCGACGGACGCGGATCGACGGCGACAGCTGGCTCGGCGAGGACGTGCCGCTGGGCGAGGAAGCGGAGCGATACCGCGTCCGGGTGCTCGACTCGGCAGACGCGGTGCTGCGCGAGGTCGATGTGGCCGCTCCGGCGTGGACGTGGAGTGCCGCAGCACGAGCGGCAGATGCCGGCGCCGTGGCGCTCGCGGTAGCGCAAGTTAGCCAGGCTTTCGGTGCGGGACCCTACAGAAGGATCGAACTCGATGGATGAGACGCCGAATCTCGGCCTTCCGCTGGTGATGCCCAGCCAGGCGCAGAAGCATGTGACGGTCAACGAGGCGCTCCTGCGCCTCGACGCGGCAGCGCAGCTGGTGCTCGAGGAGGCCGCGCGGACCGACCCGCCGGAATCCGTGCCCAATGGCGCCTGCTATGGCGTGGGGCCGGTCGCCACGGGGGCGTGGGCCGGCCAGGAGGGTAGGGTGGCTGTTGCCGACAATGGGGGCTGGTCGTTCCTCGACCCGCTTCCCGGCTGGCGCGCTTACGATGTCGGCGAGGGGCAGGCGCTGCTTCGCGTGGGCGGAGGCTGGGCGCCGGAGGGCGTGTCGCGGACATCTTCGGGCGCGGCGGCGCGCTTCGTCACGTTCGAGGCGCTGCACGACGTGGTGCCGGGGGGCGACAACGTGACGGCCCTCGCCATCCCTGCGCAGGTGACCCTCTTTGCCGCTTCGGCGCGAGTGGTAAGCGAGATCACCGGCACGGCGATGACGTGGCGCCTCGGCGAGGCGGGCGCGACGAACCGCTTCGGCTCGGGCCTCGGCCGCGCGGCCGGGAGCTATGCCGATGGGCTGCTTGGTCAGCCGCAGGCCTATTATGCGCCGACGCCGCTCGTCGTGACGGGGGAGGGCGGGGATCTCGCCGGCGGGCAGATCCGCCTCGCGCTCCATTATCTCGCCTACGACCTGCCGGGAGCGTGA